CACCTATGTTGATTGCCTTCGCGTCAATGATTTCGCTGGTCACGGCCTTTGCAACCCGTTCGTATTGCGAGCTTGGCCCGGTCGTTACCGTTGCCAGGCCATATTCACGGATTCTCTCCCGGTATGTGTCGTCGTCCTCTTCGTTCTGGCCGCCCGCCGCGTCCGCCAGCACCGTAACGTTGCTTACCCCGTCTTCCGGCGTAAGAAACTGCATTTCAATTCCGGCGTGCAGTCCGTTGCCGATGGCCCCTTTCTGGCTGCACTCAATCTCCACGTCGAATGTTCCGGCGTATCCGGTCTGTTCCACGTCCTCCGTAAGCTGGAAAATAACGCTTCCGTCCGCTGTCAGTGCGGATCCTGCCGGAATTGTCTTGCCGACGCCGCTTGCCAGGAATGTGATTCGGACGATTGTTTTTGCCGATTCCGCCTGGATCCGGTAGCAGTTCCGTTTCTCGCCGTAAATGTCCAGGTAGTCACCAACCGCGTACCGCAGTGTGTCCATGCGAAGCGCGTTGTCGATTCCGGCAAATGCCTGCATGATGATGCTTTGCACGCCCCGCAGCAGCATTTCCTTTTCATCCCCCGGATACAGCACGTCGCCGCCCGCTTCAATGTAGGCGTCAATCATGGCGTCCCATAGCGCCTGTTCATCGTATGTCAGATAATGGATTTCGTTGTTTTCCATTTTCCTGTTTCCCTCCGCGTCATGCGTCTTCAAAGGCGACTTCTATTACGCAGTGCACAATAGCTTCGCCTTCGTCCCGCAGTTCAATCCAGCCTTCCACAACCTCCGCGTCCGGCTCCCATAGCAGGCACCGGTCAAGTTCCTGCACAATGGCCGCTTCCGCTTCGTCGTAGGGGAGATCGAAAACAGCGGGGTTAAGTCCCCGCTGCCGGTCGTATGGAATCTCGCCCATGCGTAGCGTTATAAGGTTCTTCGCGTTGCGGATCGTCCGCTGTACCATATCGTTTGCCTGGGTACACTCAATGTCCAGCTCGGAAGGCTCGCTGGTAATTTCGTACATTGCCATTCTTCAGCCCTCCTTTATTGTTTCATCACTTTAACCTTCGTATTCGCCGGTTTCAGTTTGCTGCTGTTGTTGTTCTTCGTGCTGTTGAACTTGTCATTGAGGTACTTTTCCGCGTCTTTCTTGGCGTCGTTCGTGGTCTTGTTGGCGTTGTTTTTCGCGTTGGTGGTCTGGTTGGTAGCCTGCGACTTGGTTTCGCTGGCCCACTGAGCCGTCTTCGGCACCTTGGCCCATGCCTTCTTCCTCGCGTCCTCCTTGGAGGTATTGCTGTATCCGGTAACGCTCTGAATCGCGCCGCTGCTCCCGCTGTAGTATACAGTAACGGAGTATTTGTATCCGCTTCCTCCGCCGTTGCTGCTGTTCGTTGTGGCCGGGGCAGTGCTCCCGTCGCCCTTGCTGCATTGCTTCAGCGTCAGCTCAACCTCGCAGCTAATCCACGTTCCGTCCGGCGTGGTAACAATGTTCTTGACGCCAGCGCCGGTACCCATCATCTGCGGGGTAAACAGTTTGCTCCCGTGGCAGTAGACGTATCCTTTTTCGCCAACCCTCGCGCTCTCGGCCAGCCGCATTGCTTCCTTCCGAACGTCCGTTTCTCCCAGGCGTTTGTCCAGAATCGCCGTCAGCTTGACTTCGTATCCGCCGTTGTTCTTTTTGATGATATACTTTTCTCCGCCGTTTTCCTCGTCCTTCGTGTCGCAGCTTGTGTTGATCTGTAATCCCTTGTAGCTCCGAACGGAGGAAGGGGTAACGTAGAAATGGCTGTTCCCCCAGTCAATCAGATTCTTGCTTGCCGGGGCTGTGGCGGGTTCCGCCGCCGTGGTGGTCGTCTTCTTCTGCGTTGTGTTGGTCGTCGCTGGTTTCTTCTTCGCTGCCGCTTCCGCCGCCGCTTTCTTCTTTGCCGCTTCCGCAGCCGTGGCAACGGATTTGGCAACGGCCTTCGATCCTGTTACCGTGGCCTTTACCGCTGCCGTTACTGCCGCGCCGATGGACTTTAGCACGCTTGTTGTTTTCGTGCTCTGCTTCGCCGGGGTGGTCACTTTTGCGGCGGTGGTGGAAGTCGTTATCATTCAAAACTCACTCCTTCCATGGTGCCGTTACCGGCGATTCGTCCGCGTCTTCGCTGATATCAATTTGGGGCAGAAGTAAGGACTCCTGCCCCGTGAAAACGGATAAGTCTGTCAGATGCGGATTCGCGCACATCAGTTCCGACGCGTATTTCTCGTCGCCGTAAACCTCCCGGGCGATGCTGTCAAACGTTTCGCCCCCGGCACAGTTGTATTGATACCCGGTCATTATCATTTGGCTTTCGCCCCCTTACGTTACGCGTAAACCTCTATGCTGTTATGGAGGTTCATGTTCTCGATGGCGCTTTGTACCGCCTTCTTCACGATGGAACCCAGGCGCTCCTTGTCCTTCCGCAGTTCATCCGCGACGCCGCTTGCGTCCGTCGCGTTGATTGTCGGCGCGTAGCTATGGATATTGACGCTGATTCCGCCCCCTGCGTTCAGCCCGCCGTTGGTTGCCAGCAGCTCGCCCCAGGTGAAACCGCTTGCGTTCGCGGCAGCTCTCAGCAGATCCGCCGTCCGCTGGCTGTGTTCCTCCGGGATGGCCCATTCCGCGCCCGCTTCACCGAATATGGATGGTTCGTCTGCGCGTCCGCCCTCCGCGAACATTCCGACGCCTTGGATATATAACCGGATTACCTGGTTTTTGTATTTGTCGATAGCTTCAGCCAGCGCCGTTGTGTCGCCTTCCACGTACTCCTTGATGGTTTGCCCGTCTTCATCCATGATCGCCATGTGAAGCTCTTCGGTGTCCCCGTCAACATATGTCAGAATATCCAGAGCGTCTTCTCCGGAAACAAGCGCGGCAATGGATTGTGCCCCTGTTTTCTCGTCATAGTTGAATTTGACGCCTTGATGTACAAGATCATCCACTTCATCATCCCATTCTGGGTGTGGATTCGGATAGATGTCTACTTTGTACGGCCCGAGCTGTTGCAGCGCGTCTTCCGCCATTTCCGGGATAATCGGTACTTCCGCCGGTTCAATCTCCGGCATTTCTCCCCAAGTCCATTCTGTCTTGTCGTGGACTTTATCGTTGGCCAGTGCGTAAGCGCCCAGCCATTCAAGCACCTGTTTGCTGAGTCCTTCGCCGCCGTTCTTGTCATAGGCCCGTCCGATTTCTTCCAGGTTGTACGTTTGCCGAAGCGCGTCAACTTCATCGTTCCACGCTTTCTTACCGGCTTCCGTCATGCTGTTATAGTAGGCAAGTACAGCGTCTTCTACCGTGCCGTTCTCATAAATATCCGCAAGGTAGGTGGACATTTGCAGATTGCTCTTCCGCCCTTCGCTCTGGCTCGCGTTTGTTCCCGGGCCGGTAATCTTTCCGCCGAGCACTTCATACATCGTGACCATCTGTTCAAGCCAGTTGGCCATTTCCAGATTTCCTTCTCCGCCGAGCGCTCTGTAATGATTGACAAGTGCCGCCATTTCGTCCGCGCCGCCATAGAAATCAATCATGGTATCCAGCGATTTACGGAGCAGATTCTGGTCGCCAAGCATACTGTCGCTGATAAGCCGCCCGGCTTCCCCGAAGGTCATAAAGCCCTTTTGAGCCTGTCCAAGCCATTCCTGCGCTTGCGCAAACAGTTTGCCCGTATCGCTCGTCGCAAGCGCGTTCTGCCAACCTCTTTGAAGCAGAGCGTCATATTCCGCTCCCCATGCTGTACGTTTCAGCGCGTATTGTTCCTGTGCTCCGCTAATCAACGCGTCAATATCAATTTCGTTCGGATTATCTGTATAATCACCCGTAACGGGGTTAATGAATCCCGTATTGTGTTCAACGGCATAGTTATACAATACGCGCATATATGCCGCCAGGTCGTCAAACTCGCTGTCCGTTTGCTCAAATGCTGCGTTCTTTGCCCCTTGTACGGCATTTCCAAATTCAATCATGGATTCCAGGCTTACCCGTTGGCTCTTGTTCAACAGTTTGTTGTATTCAAGATCCGTCGGGTTGAGTCCGGCCATCAGCTCATTGATCTGAGCCATGATTTCCTGGATGTTCCGCAGTTCCGCTTCTGTCAGTTTTCCGTCCTTAAACGCGCTTGTCATGGCGTCCCGCAATTCCTTGCTCTTTGCTTCCGCTTCTTCTTTAGCCTTGTCGTATCCAATTTCAATCAGACTAAGGATGCTCGCGTATACGGAATTGCTTTGCGCGTCCGGCTCGCTGCCGTCTTCTCCGCTGTAAATCAGACTTGCAAGCTCAACCTTTTTGGCAAACGCGGTTTCAAGATATGTTTCCATTTCACCGACAAAATCATCCGCCATTTTCATCATGGCTTCCTGGTCTTTCGGTGTCAGTTCGGATCCCGTGACCATTTTTGTCCACAGGCTTTCCGTAAGCGTCTGCCCGGTTTTCTTGTATTCCTCCGCCGCCTTATTCGCCGCATTTGTAAAATCTGTGAAAATCTTCAGCGTCGCTTCTACATCATCCCCGGCAACGTCAAGTGCGCTATTTACCGCGTCCATATCAACAGCCAGCGTGCCGAAATTGTTCTCCATCGCAAGTTTATTCAGCT